AGGGCCACGCTCAGGTTGTCGTCCGTCATCAGCGTGTTGGCGCTGGCGCGGTAGAGGTTGGTGTCCGCGGCAAGGGCGCCGTCGGACCACAGGAGGCGGCCGTCCGCACGGGCCGCCAGACGGTCGTTGGCATCGCCAGTCACGGCGGTGCGGATGACCAGGTTGGTGGTCAGGCCGCGCTGGAACAGCACGCCCGCACTGGGCGTGAAGACCGGGGCTCCGGTGAAGCTCGGGTTCCCCGACAGGACCGGATTCCCCGACAGGGTCGGGGAGCCGGTGAACGTGCCGGCCAGGGCGGCGCCGGTGCCCAGGTTCGGGTTGCCGGTGAAGTTCGGGTTGCCGGAGAAGACCGGGGCACCGGAGAACGTGGGCGCACCCGTGAGGGTGCCGCTGAGGGCGCCCCCGTTCACGGTCGGGGTCGTCAGGGTCTTGTTCGCCAGGGTCTGGGCGTCGCTGGTTCCCACCACGGAGCCGGTGACGCCGTGCACGGCCGCGGAGGCGGCCTGGTGGTTCTGGTAGTCGGCGAAGTCCCGGGCGCTGGTGACGTGCTGCACGGCAGCGCCCACGCCGTGGGACTGCGCGGACGTGCCGTCCACGCCCCGGGTGACCGTGAGCGTCGTGCCCGACGCGTTGGTCACGTCCATCAGCTCTTCGGCGGCACCGCCGAAGTCCACGGCGATCGTGTACGGGAACGTCCCCGGATAGCCCGTCAGGGCCACCACGGACAGCGTGGTGGCTCCTGCGGAGATGTTGCCCAGCAGCGTGGTGGGGACGGCCTCGCTGGAGTAGTACCGGTTCACGGGCATGTCAGGCTCCCGCGTAGGAGATGGTCTGCGGGTTCTCCTGGAACATGCGGGAGCGCTCCTCTTCGAGGCGCTGCTGGTACATGGCCAGGTAGTACTGGGCGGCCTTGACGGCCGACTGTGGCGGCACCAGGGCCGCCCGTTCGGTGGACTCCACCGTGCTCTGCTGGAGCCTGGCCGCCTCATAGGCGGGCAGCAGCCGGGCGCAGGCGCCCCACATCACCAGGTCCACGAACCGCTCCGGCAACCCCGTGGTGGCAGCGAAGTCGTCGCTGCCGTTGACCAGGGGGTTCGGGGCCTTGGTGTACTTGATCAGCATCGACATGCCCGGGGTGACGGAGTCGAAGAGCTGGATGCTCTTCCCCGTGGGGAAGGCGGAGGTGTCCGCGGTGGGGTTGAACTTGTAGTTCAGCCCCTGCATCCAGACCTGGGTGGGCCCGACCGTCTGGTCGGAGACCGCCCACACGTCCAGCGCCTCGGCCGGCATGCCGTACTCGTAGACCACGGAGACGTTCGTAATCTCCGTGGTGCCGAACACCACGACCTGCGGATACAGGGACTGAAGTACGTCGTTGACGGTCTCGCGCACCCGAGCCCGGGGGAACTTGGGATCGGCGGTGATGAGCGAGGTGATGTTGTGGGGGGCCGCGGTGGTGCCCTCCACTCCGCGGCCGTTGAGGCCGCCCATGACCTGGACCACACCGGAGGTGCGGTCGTAGCTCTTGACCAGGATCAGCTCGTCGTCGATCTCCACCAGGCCCCGGGACAGCGACGTCACGGTGCCGGTGTCGGCGGTGAACGTGGTGGCGGTGGCGGACATGCCTGCGGCCAGTTCGCCTACGGCGGACTGGTCCTTGGCGTAGCCCATGGTCTGCTGGCGGATGCGCGACAGGAGACCGTCAAACGTGGTCACGGCTCACTCCATCGGGTTGGCCAGGGAGAAGTCCCGGCCGTAGGCCGCGCCTGCGGCCTCGCTGCGACGCATGGCGTCCTCGATCTTCGGCATGGTGGTGCCGTCGGGCTGGATGCCCTGACGGCGGGCCGCCTCGTAGGCGGACAGCTCCTTGTCCCAGCGCTTCTGCGCCGAGCCGTCCAGCCCCTTGGAGGGGCTGGCCAGGTAGGTCTTCACGCCTGCGTCCCGCAGGCACTCGTGATACGAGGCGTGGTCCTGGGTCCTGCACCCGGTGCGGCAGGCCATCAGATGCCCTGCTCCCGGAACTGGGCCGTGATGTGGCTGTCGTCGGCCTGGTAGCCGACGACCTGGACGGGCAGCGTGTTGCAGTCGTCCAGGGTCGTGGCCTCGTTGCCGTTGACCAGGGTCCGGTTGCCGCCGGCCGTGGTCTCGTACTCGGGTTCGGTGCTCATGGCGGCCTCCTAGACCGTGAACCAGTTGGCCCCGTCCGACACCAGCCGGGCCGTCTGGCCCGGGGTGAGAACGAGGGTGGCGGAGCCGTTGATCTTCTGGCTGCCAGCGGCGGCCAGCGTCACGTTGTTGGCGCTGCCGATGTTGCGGAACGCGGGCTTGTTCGGGGTCCGCAGCGCGGAGATCAGCGTGATCGTGATGGCGCCGCCGGTGGCGTCGCCCAGGACCGTCTCGTCAGTGACCCGCAGGGTCTGAGACGTGGTTACCGTGCGGGCCAGCTGGCCCTGTCCGTCCACGATCCGCAGCCCCGTGGGGAATCCGCCCACGGAGATGTTCGCGGGCGTGTAGAGGCCCACCAGGCGGACCGTGCCGAGCAGCGCCGTGATGCCGGCGCCGCTGGAGTTGTCCAGGATCGTCGGGGCGCCGATCTCCGTGTCGATCTGGTTGAAATCCAGGAACGGGCCCAGGCCCGCGGCCCCCTGGCCGAACACGTAGATGATGTTCGCGCAGCTCTCCATGGACAGCTGGTTGGCGTAGAAGGCGTGGGATGCGCCCACGCTCGTGTTGTACGAGCCCGTGACCCCAAGGGCGGTCCAGCAGTACAGCAGGACCGCACGGTTGATCACGGTGTGCTCGGTGGCCACCAGGCCCCAGGTGTAGCCGCCGTGGCACACCAGGTTGTCCACATAGCAGTTGTCGTTGCCGCCGTTGGCGGGCATCACGATGCCCATGGACAGGCCCGTGGAGAACTGCACGGGCGTGGCGTAGTCGGAGTTCACGACGGTCGCGGCCGTGCCGTAGGAGACCCGCTCCAGGCTGGCGCAGGCCAGCCCGGAGAAGTCCGCCGCGCTGTACGTCAGGCCGTACAGGCTGTGCGTGGTCAGGATGTTCAGGTCCCGCAGGGTCACCTGCATGTTGGAGAACAGCAGGGCGGACGTGCCGTAGCCGCCCGGCTGGAGCGGGCCGGACAGGACCGAGGGATTGCCGTTGGCGGTGATCGAGGCCGATTGGCCTCCGATCGAGGTGAACACCCCGAAGGACACGATGGCGCCGGACAGCTGCGGCACCTGCTGCTGCCAGTGCTGGACGCTGCCGCCGGAGGTCCCGAGGAAGGTCAGGTGGACCTTCTTCTCCGCGACCGGGATCGGCAGCAGCGTCAGCTGGCTGTTGCCCTTGGCGGACCCGCCGGTCTTCAGGCCGCCGGCCACGGCGTAGAACCCGGCGCAGCCGGGGAAGAACACGGTGGCCGCGCCGGAGTTGGCGCGGGCCCAGGTGGTGGCCGCGTCGATCGCGGCCTGGACGGACGCGGTGTCGTCCGTGCCCCACAACACCTGGGCGTTGGTCACGGAGGTGGCCGCAGAGGCGGCCAGCGTCACCGTGGTGGAGTTCGTGTACGCCTGGATGGTCGTCACCAGGGAGGTGACGCCCGTGGCGGCTGCGCCCTTGACCTGGACCGGCTTGCCGACATCGGCCATGGTGAAGCCAGCCGTGGCGGAGGTGAGCGTGGCGGAGCCATTGGTCATGGCTCCGTCGGTCACGCAACGGCCGTCGCCCTTGGCTCCGTAGGAGCGGACGTTGAAGATCCAGGGGCCGGTGCCCAGGGAGTCCCGCCATGCGGGAGAGCCGTCGTAGATCAGGCCGCGGCCGTTGGCCGCCGTACCGGAGACGGCTCCGCCGAGGAAGTGGGAGTCCGCGTATGCGCGGTCTCCGTGCGGGTCGGCGCCCGTGGCGTGCGCTGTCTCCTGGTCCTGGAGATCCTGGAGGGCGTCGTTGAGGGGCTCGTCCCAGTTCGGGGTGCCCTGAGCAATGGGAGAGAAGGTCATCCGCCGAACCGCCCTTCGCCGAAGCGGCCCGTGCCGAAGCCTCTGGCGTTACTGGTGAAGTTGGCGTCGGTGACGCCAACGCCTGCGGCGATCAGGTCCGCCTTGTCGAGGTCGGAGACCTCGTACTCATGGCCGCCCATGTAGAAGCGGGGCTGGCTCGCTGCGATCTCGTCCTGGGTGGGGAACCGGGCTGCCCGGAACTGGCCGGGCGGCCCCTCCAGGAGGGACACGCCCCGGTCCAGCTTCACCCGCAAGAACAGCCGGTTCTGCCAGGACGCCGGCCCCTCGGTGACAACCGGGGGCCGGAACGTCCATGTGGCCATGGATCAGGAGAAGTCGATCGAAGACGTGGTCTCGATGCGGATCAGCGCTTCCTCGCGGAAGCGGGCCCACCCGGCGGTGCCGAGCCAGCCCAGCGGCCGGAAGCGGCCGAGCTTGTCCACGATCGGGCCGGCCACGATGTGGAACTCATCGGCCACGGCCTCCGCCACGGCCTCCTGGCCCATGATGTAGGTCCGGAAGCGGCGCAGGGTGTTGTCGCCGGTACCGGCGTCCACCGCCTGGTAGCAGCGGGGCGACTCCATCCAGTACACGCCCTCGTACAGGCCGATCTCGCCGGCCCAGATGTTGCCCACGGCCGAGTAGTTGTGCGGGTCACGCCATGCGGCGGCGCCGGACTCCGCCCGCAGGTCGTGGGAGACCTCGGGGTGGATGATGCCGCCGTAGTAGCTGTCCCGCTTCGGCACGGCCTTGTTGGTGCGGAGCTTCGCCGTGGCGAAGCGCACGATCGAAGACCGCATCGTGTCGGTGTTCACCATGGTCGTGGCCACGGTGGAACCGTTGGAGTTGGTGATGTACGAGATCGCGCCGGCCTTGAACTGGAGCAGGTTCGAGCCGCCCCGGATCTGAGTCTGCACCAGCACGTCCACCGAGTCCGCCATGTTGTAGGCGATCATCGAGGCCGCGGCCGGGTCCACGTCGGTGAGGCTGACCAGCATCAGCTTCCGGGTCCGAAGGACCGGGTTGCCGTACTCGTTGATGGTCAGGGTCTTCTGGGTCGGGTTGCCGATGGCAACCGCGTCCGGGTCCACGTCCTCGGACAGAGGCGTGGTTGCCGGAGCCAGATCCTGCCAGGTGCTCAGCACCATGGACGAGCCGGGAGCGGTCAGGTCGGTGGGCCGCACGTCGGCGAGCTGCCGGAACATCGGCTGGCTGCGCAGAGCGAAGCGGAAGCTCTTGTCGTACGCGGTCTGGACCGTGTTCGACAGAGCGGTTGTGTCGGTGAAGGCGTTCGCCATCTTGGTCTCTCACCCTCTCGGGTATCGCAGAAGTCAGGGGGAGAGAGCTGGGCAGGTCAGAAGCGGCGGTTTCCCTGCTCGCGCATGAACTTCTTGAACTCTTCGGGGTTGTTGAAGGAGTCCATCCGCGCGACCAGGGCGTCTTCGCCCGACAGTGCGGGCGCTCCGTCCGTTCCGGCGGCGCTGAACGCCGCCAGGGCCTGCTGGCTCTCGGCCGGAACCACCGACTGCGGCGTGCCCTGCACGCCCTGTCCGGCCTCCCCGGCGGCCTCGCCGCCGGTCTTGGCCAGTGCGCCGCCGTTGGCGGCCAGCCAGCTGTCCAGCTCTTCGGGCGTGCCCGTGTACAGGCCGGCGGCCTGCGGGGCGTAGCCCTGCGCCGTGAGCTTCTTCTCGACTTCCTGGCGTGCCTTCTCGGCCCGCAGGGCGGCGTTCTCGTCCCGGAGAGCCTTGATGTCTCCCGAGACCTTCGCCATCTGCTCGCGGAACCACTTGGGTCCCTGCTCGCCCTGGCCCTGCTCGGTGGGCTCTACCTCTTCGCCGAAGCCGTACATCTCGCTCACTGCGTACTCCCTGTTCTGCGTGGCCTACTCACCCGCTGGGGATCGGGTTCGCGCTCCACTCCCGGACTTCTACGGCCAGGGGGCCGGTCGGGTCCCTGGCATACCCAGTATGCCCGAGGTGCTAGCAGTTATCCGCTAGCGCCTGCCGAAAGGCATGACGCAGCGCTACGCTGCGACCACCAACCAAGGGGGAGACGTGAAGAAGGCACTGAAGATCTGGATCGGGATCGTCCTGGCGGTCATCGCCGCAGGCGCTGCCGCAGGCGCCGTCATCGGCGACCAGGGCGCCGGAGGCCGGGTCGGCAGCGGCATCATCGCCGCGCTGTTCGCAGCGGCTGCGCTGCGCACCTGGTACCTGGCGGGGGAGCGAAGCTGAAGCACGAAGCCCCCGGAGCGACCGGGGGCTTCTGGGGTGACGCGGCGGGATTTGAACCCGCGACCTCTCCTGTAGCAGGCCGCCCGCTAGGCGGCCCGGGCGCCAAGTGCTCTGCCAAGCTGAGCTACGTGTCCCTTACGTAGCACGATACCCCGCCGACAGGCCCCCTCCGGCTCCTCCGATGGCTCCGCCGAACTGAGCGCGCTCCTGGCTGGCCAGGCCGCGCTTCTTGGCTAGGGAGTCGGCGCTGGTGCCGAACACGGACTGCTCCTCCTCGGTCTGACTGAACGTGGTACCGAACCTCTGGGCCAGGGCCTGAAGGTTCGGCAGCTCGTCCGCGACCTGCTGGAAGCCCTGGCTGGCCTGGGACTGGCTGAACCCCTGGTTCACGTAGTCCATCATCCGCTCGGGGTCGCTCAGCAGCCCCCTGCGGGCTGCCTCGGCCCCGAACTGGGCGGCTGCCCCCTGCTTCTGGAGCAGGGGCAGCGCCTTGGACTGGTCCAGGAAGTACGCCGTCAGGTGGGCGTCATCGACGCCGTAGAACGCAGCGAGCTGCTGCTTCAGGTACGGGTCGGCCGCGGTGGTCGCGGCCGTGGCCAGGTCCACCCGGGACTTGATCTCCGTCGGCGACACGTCGCCGCCGATCCAGTTGGCAAAGTCCGCAGGCGTGTCATAGAAGCTGGCCGGCAGGCCAGCGCTGGCCATCACCTGGCGGTAGCTGGCCTCCGTGGCCAGGTAGTCCGCGGGGCTGAGCACGGCCAGCCCCGCCTTCTGGCGCAGCTCGTTGCCCGCGAAGCGCTGCTTGAACTCCGGGGTCTCCTGGAGCAGGAGACTGATCGTGTCAGCGCTGTACCCGTTCTGGATGTAGCTGAAGATCTTCGGTGCCAGGGTCGCCAGACCGTACGACGTGAACAGGGCGTTCAGCGCCACGAAGGCATCCCTGCTCGCGCCCGTCAGGGCGTTGGTGAACCGGTCCGTGGGGGACTGGGAGTAGCCCGGGTCCACGCCGTTGGGGTTCGGCGTGGTCACCAGGTTCGGAGGTACCGCTGCCATCAGGTCATCATCCCCTAAAACGCCATGCCGAACTGCTGGAGCACCTGATGGGCGGTCTGCATCGCCCCGTCCTGTGCGTTCTGGGTCTTCTTCCACAAGGGGTCCTGGCGCAGGTCATTCTCGAACTGCCAGATCGAGTACGCCTGACCCTTGTTGTTGTAGCTCATGGCCTTGGCCACGTGGGAGTTGAACAGGTCCACGTCCGTGTCCGGGACCTCCAGGATCTTGGACACGGACTGGATGTACGGGGACGCCAGATCCATGACGTTCTGCCCCGCGAGGATCTGCGGGGCGAAGGCGGAGTACCGCGCTGCCGCGGTCTTGCGGATGGAGTCCTCCAGCTGGGACTCCGTGCTCTTGCCCGACTCCACGGCCCGGACGTTGTTGGTGTACCAGCTGGTGGCCAGCTTGATCCCGTTCAGGTACGCGATCGACTGGAGCTTGTCGTAGGTCTGGCCGGCCTCGCCCCACATGACCCCGGCGTGGCCCTGGACCTGGCCACCCATCCAGTCCTTGATCCTGGCGTCGGACCAGCCGAGCGCCAGGGAGTAGTACGTGGCGGTCTGGAGGAGCTTGCTGCTCTGGCCCTTGGAGTTGATCTGGTTGCCCAGGCCCACCTGCACCGCGATGGAGTTCATGTCCGCGGTGCCCTGGCCGTACTTCTGCCTCCAGGTCGCCGGGTCGGTGTACTTGGTGGTGATGTACTGCCGCAGAGTGTCACTCTGCGTGGACCACCACTTCGTATTCTTCAACCGGGCGGTGAACAGGTCGGCAGACCAGCTGCCGGCCACCGCCTTGTTGAACAGCGACTTCAACTCCTTGCTGGAGTTGATCAGCGCGGAGCTGAGGCCGTACTGCGCCGCCAGCTCGTCCATGCTCAGCTTGGGCGTCACGGCCGCCGCTCCTACCGCTCCTCCGCCGCCTCCGGCGGAACTGCCGCCCGCGGCGGCCATGACCTTGGCTACGTACTGGGCAACGGTGTTGCCGCCGTCGCTCGCGCTGGAGCGCGGGTTGGGCTGCCCGGAGAACCACATCGAGGCGGCGCCCTCGGCGCCGTACTGCTTGAAGTAGCCGCCCAGGATGACGTCGGCGACCTTCTCCTGGGCCTGCGGCGAGTCCCGGAACTGCTGCCAGGTCATCGAGTAGCCCAGGGCCCGCTTGGTCCAGCTGGGGATGTTGGCCTTCATGACCTGGTAGGCGCCTACGGCGCCAATGGAGTTCACGACGCTGTAGCGCCCGCCGGACTCCACCTTCTTGATGCCCGCCTTGAACTGGGCGAATGTGATCGTCATGAGGCCAGCCCCAGGGACTGGAGAACCTGGTGCCCGACCTGGAGGGTCTGGTCCTGGGCCCCTTGTGTGGCCTTCCAGGCCGGGTCAGTGCGCAGGGTGCGCTGGAAGTCCGACAGCGTCATCGGGCTGGGCTGGCCCTTGGGGCCAGCCTGCTGGAGCGCGGCGTAGACCTTCGGATGCCAGACATCAATGTCGCTGTCGGGCAGCTCCAGCTCCTGCGCCATCATCTGGATGTACGGCTGCGCGATGTCGCGCATCGTCGCGCCGGCCTGGAGCTGTTCGCTCCAGCCGGGGTACGTGGAGATGGCCTGCTGACGCATGCCGTCCTGGATCTGCTGCATGGTCGTCAGGCCGCGCACCAGGTACGCGGCGTTGTTCTTCACCGTCTGGTCCGAGATCCGGATGCCCTGGTCGTAGGCGTACTTCGTGATCTGGTCGGCGGCGGCTCCCGCCTGGCCGCCCAGCGTGCCATCGGTGCGGAACTTCACGTACTGGCCCAGGAAGTTCTGGATCTGCGTGTCGTCCCAGCCGTAGTCCACCATGTTCTTGGCCAGGGTGCCGACCTGCTTGGCGCTGAGGATCGCGCCGGCCTCCACGGCGCGCTTGGCCGCGTCCGCCTGGGCCGCGGCGATGGACGCCTGGTACGTGGCCGGGTCCGTCTTCGCCTGAACCTGCGCCTTGCGGGCGCTGTCCGAATTGTTCTTCCACCACTTGGTGTTCTTCAACTCCGCCTGGAACTTGTCCGGCGTCCACTGGTCCGCCACGGCGGACTTCAGCAGGCCCATCAGCTCCGGCTGGGACTTGAAGAACGCGTACGACATGCCGTAGTTGTCGGCCAGCTCGTCCGCGGAGAGCTTGATCTGCGGGGTGGCTGTCGCCGCCCCCGAGGGGGCGTAGCCGGACACGCCGCCGATGCGGCGGCTGCCCATCAAGCGGTTCATGTAGTACGAATCCGACAAACTGGAAATCTTGACCACGTCGCCCGTGTGGGGCGCGTGGATGAACTTGCCCCCGCCGATGTAGATCCCGACGTGATCGGCGCCCTTGTTGCCCGGCTCGGTGTCAAAGAACACCAGGTCACCAGGCTGGAGCTTGTCCACGGGGACGGAGGCGCCCTGGTTGATCTGGTCGTAGGTGACCCGGGGAAGCTGGATCCCGTAGTGCCCGAAGACCTGCTGCACCAGCCCGGAGCAGTCCACGCCGGTCTTCAGGTCGTCGCCGCCCCAGACGTACTTCGTGCCCAGGGCGCTCTTGGCGAAGTTGACGATGTCGAGGCCGGAGACGGTCATCAGCTCGGACCTCCGTACACCGCCTGGTCCAGGGCGTTCTGGTAAGTGGTCGCGGCCTGGTAGGCCCCGTACTCCTTGTTCTTCTTCAGCTGGTCGCTGGCCAGCAGGGCACGGGCGTCATCGGTCATGCCGCCCGTGGTGACCGAGCTGGAGTTCGTGGCCTCGCCCGTGGTCGGGTCGTACTGCGTGGTCGTGGTCGTGCTGGACGGGTTGTTCGCCTCGCTCTGGCTCAGCGCGTTGGCGTACGCCTGGATCTCCCCCTGGCCGGGATCCCGGCCCAGGAGATCCTGGAAGACCTTGGTGGCGATCGCCCGAGCGGTCGCCGGGTCCGTGACGTCGATGTTGCTCTGCGTCGTGGTCTTGAACTGCGGCCCGATGTACCGCTTCTCGCCCGTGACCGGGTTGATCTCGAAGTCCCCCTGCTTGATCCAGCCGCCGCTGGAGTTGGACTTCACGTACCCCGACAGGATGTCCAGGGGGCCGACTTCCTGGCCCTGCGCCCCGTACAGGGCCGCCTGGTTCACCAAGTTCTGCCAGAGGCTGTACGCCTCCAGGTCGCCCGCTCCCTGCGTGAGCAGGCCCGAGAGCAGGCCCTTGGCCCGGAAGTCGTCGCGCTGCTTCTGGGTCCAGTTGAAATACTGGCTGGTGGCCCCGCTCAGGGACCACCAGCTGGGCGTGCGCGGCTGCGTCTGCTGACGCGCCTGGCCCGCCTCGGAGGTGAACCGGGAGTTCGCGGTCTTCCCCGGGGTGTAGCCCATGAAGACCTTGCCGGGCCCACCGGACCCGGAGTTGCCGATGCTGGCGGCGATGGAGTCCAGCGCCTTCTGCTGTGCCGGGGTCAGGCCGGCGCCCGAAGAGGCGCTGGGCGTCGGAGTGGAGCTGTCGGTGATCGCCATTACGCCTCCTGGGTCGATCCGTCGTAGCCGAGGTCTCGCGCCAGGTAGCGCGAGTGCAGGTCGCCGAACCGCGTGTCGGACTCCACGAGTCCGTCCACGAACTTCTGCCACGCGGTCAGTACGTCCGCGTTCGCCTTGGCCTGGATGTCATTGGAACCGCCGTTCTTCTTGCGCAGCGCCAGGGCCTGCACAATGCCCTGTCGGGCCCCCAGATAGGTCTGGAGGACCCGAAGGTCACTGCGGTTGGGATCGGCCGCCAGAGGGCTTGTGGCGACCTTCTGAAGGCTGGGGATCAGGCGCTCGTACTTCAGCGGGTCCAGGGTGTTGAAATCCTTGGACCACGCCTCGTTGTAGAACGGGTTCTGGCTGCCGTCAGGCAGCGTCGGCGACCCGAACAGCTGCGTGATGGCCTGCTTCTGTGCCCGAAGGGCCTCGGCGCCCTTGTCGGAGAACGACTTGAAGCCCTGGTTGTGGAGCTTGGCGGTCAGGGCGTTCATGAAGCCCGTGTACTTCGCCCAGCCCAGCCGGCGCTGGTTCTCCTCCATGGCATCGCTCGCGGACATCTTGGTCCGCTGCATCTCCGAGCCGCCGGGCGTGACCGGCGTGTTCAGCTGGTAGGAGTACGCCTCCGGCGAGAAGGGCCCGTTGCCCTCGGGCCCCACGATCAGGGCCCCCAGCTCCGGGTTGGCGGCGATGAGATCGCCGTACTTCTTCTCCAAGTCCACGGCCTTGACCGTGGCCGGGATCCCGGACTCGTTCTTGGACTGGGACTGGGCGAAGATGAAGTACGACTCCCCGTAGCGCTTCAGGAACTCGTCGTCCGCCGTCAGCGGATCGATGCGCCGCAGGTTGTTGTACTGATCCCGGAAGAACTGGTAGTTGTCGCTCTTCTGCGTCGCCATCGGCTGAAGAAAGGCTGACGCCGCGGAGAACATCCAGTAGTTCCGCGTCATGGCCGCGATCTGCTTCGCGCTGGGCATCGGCTTGCCCAGCTGGTCGTGCTCGAACGCAGCGCGCTGCATGATCTGGAGCTTGACCTGCTGATAGCGGTCGTCCGAGGTGTCGAACCCGGTCAGGAAATTCTTCACCGTGCTGGGCAGGAGGAAGGACGCGGCCTCGCCGGCCGGACCGGTGCCGAAGGCACCGCCGTTCTGCGGCCCGAAGGGCAGAACCTGGAGCTGGCGGGCCAGCTCCGCAGCCTTCGGCTTGTCCTTGACCAGGGCGTTCACGGGAATCTGCACAATCGGGCCCACGCCCGGGTTGAACCACGGGTCACCCTGGGTGACCAGGTTCATGGAGTTCTGGCTGAGCTTGAAGTTCCGACTGGAGGGGTCGGCACCGATGGCCAGGGCGAACGGCGACAGCTTGCCGCCCGTGCCGTGGACCAGCCACCTGGGCATCCGCCCCACGATGTAACGCTGGGACTTCGGGACCAGCTTCTTCACGGCCTTGCCGGTCGCCGGGTCGATCGTGTAGCTGTACCCGTCCTTCGTCACGTCGTTGCCGTCGGCGTCCTGCATGTTGCCCTTGGCGATCGGCGCGTTGAAGAAGTCGTTGGCGTAGCCCACGACCTGGGGCTTGTCCGCGATGATCCGACCCCAGCGCTGGAAGGACTCCGTGGTCGCCGCCATGAACGGCGAGATGAGCCGCAGTGCGGCTGCGGCGTCAGACCTGTGTGCTATGTCGAAGACCAGCTTGCGCGTGTCTCGCAGCGCCAGGCGGCGCGCGGTCGTGGCCATGCGTTCCACACCCTCGGTCGTGGTGTCATACGCGCCCTGCTTCTTCAGCTGGCCGGCCAGCGTCTCCAGGTGGTCCTCGTAGAACTGGTTGAACAGCGGATGCCGGGACCAGTTGTCAGCCGGCAGCTTCGCCGCCCAGTTGAACCAGCCCGACATGATGTCGTTCAGCGCGCCCTTGAACCTGGACTGCCCCTGCCCGACCTGCCCGGTGTGCACGTCGGGCCGCTGCTCCATCGGCATGGCCTTCTTCAGGAAGTCCGGCGTGACCTCGCCTTCAAGCGCGGCGTGTCGGATGTCCGGAGTGGGCATGTACTCCGCCACGTCATGCCACGCGGAGTTCGCCAGCTCCTCCGGGTCGGCGATGATCCGGTTCTCCGTACCGGCGCCGCGGGCGCCCGGAGTCATGCCAATGCGGCGCTGGTACTGGCGGCCTTCGGCCGTGGACTTCAGCCACTTCGTCATGTCCTCGACGGACGCGCCACGCACCGCCTGTGAGGCCAGCGGGTCCTGCATGAGCTGCGCATTGATCGCGTGCGCCCAGGAGGTCGCGTGCAGGGTCTCGTCCTGGGCCGCAGAGATCGCCTTGCCGCCGTGGTCAAAGGACCGCATCAGATGCCCGTGCACCAGGGCCTTGTTCGTGGAGAAGATCTGTCCCAGCGCCTCATCGCTGGAGATCGACTTCATGAAGTATTGGCCTTCGTCTCCCTCGAAGGCTGCGGGCGCCGTAACGCCGCCGGGTAGCGCCACCTGGCGCGTGCCCGCCTTCGCCTTCGGCGCGGCGGCCTCGGCTAGGTCCGAATCCACGGCCTTGCGCTTGAGGTCCCGATACGACTTCAGAAAGTCGTAGTGCTCCTGAAGGCTGGCAAGGCGGTCCGCATCCGCCCCGGAGGCCGTGAGGCCATCGATCTGGCTCTTAACCTCCGCCATCTTCTCCGCGGCGTAGTCGACGCCCTTCTGTCCTGTGGCAGCCCGCGCAGCGGCCATGCGCTTGGTGACGCGCAGGGCCGCGTTGGTCGCGCCGTTGCGCACGCCCCAGCCGGCGCGCAGCGCCATGTTCGCCGCGCCCAGGCGGGCCACCTGGCCCGCGAGGTCATCCCCCGCCACGCGGGGGATGTAGCCCAGGCGGAACAGGGTGCCGAACTTGAACAGCGAGGTCAGCTGATCCGCGCGATCCAGCATCCAGTCCGGATTGCCCAGCTTGCTCGTGCGGATCGCCCTGAAGGAGCTGGCGTTGCGCGCCAGCACCTTGTCCATCTCGTCCAGATCCTGGAAGACGTGGTCGTTCGCCATGCGTGTCACCAGGTTGGGGTGCACCACGACCTTGCCGCCGTCGGTCATGAACTCGTCCACGTGGATCTGAGATGTGGATCCGTCCGGCATCGTGACCGGCTTGGTTGCGTTGCTGTAGCGCTTCATGTTGTCGATCTCGCCGACCTGGCGCTTCAGGTGCTCCTGATAGATGTCCAGGCCCAGCTTCGGGTCCAGGCCATGCTTCTCCGCGACCTTGGCGGCGCCCGTCGCGCCGATCTCCTTGAGCAGCGCCAGGCGCTCGCCCTCGGTCTTCGTCTTCAGGTACTCGTTGAGCATGTTCAGCCGGGTGTCGTTGCTGATCCCCGGGATCCGCGCGAGCTGCCCTCGCAGCTCCGCGATCGAGTCCTTGTCGATGTCGTCGATCCGCATGTACCCGTTGGGCCTGGCGTTCGCCAGGGACCGGACCATGGTTACCGGCGTGGAGAAGAAGTCCCCCACGCCGTACAGGCGGGACTTGATCAGGCCGCTGTCCAGCGGCGTAGACGCCGCTCGCAGTGTCCGGGGAGCGTAGGACTCGATCCCGGCACCGGGGGCGCTGGCCCGGGACACCCCGGGAAGCAGGGGCTTGCCGGCGAGCGGAGAGATCGTGACCGCGCGGGCGCGGTTCCGCACGAACTCGCCGCCGCGGGCAGCGCCGGCCCGGTATTCCGCCTGCGCGTCGGTCGCCTGCTGCGCCCTAGCGAAGCTCCAGCGCGTCAGGTTCACCTGGTCAAGCTCATGAGCGTGGTCCAGCACCTGGCTGTATCGAGCCACCAGGGACTCATCCGCGTTCACGCGGGCGTTCAACGCCGTCATCTGCTGGTCGACCAGGTCCGTCATGCGCCGATTGCCCACGTTTGCGTACCGCGTGTGCATCGCGTCCAGCGCGCTGTAGCGCGAGGTGTCCTGCTCAATCCGCGAGGCGGCCAGCGCGTTCTGCGTCTGAAGCTTCTCGATGGCGTCCACGTGGCCCAGGGTCACGCGGTAAAACTCGTGGACCTCCGCCGGGCTCTGGAGTGTGGAGACGATGGCGCCGAACCTCGGCCCCAGGGCCGAGTTCTTGGCCATGGCCAAGTTGTTCAGGAGCGCGGGATTGTTCCTGTTCTCCCAGGTGAACTGCTCCGCCTTGGCCATGGTGGACGAAGCCATGATCTTGTCAATGTCCTGCGTGGACCAGCCCTCGGCCGGGCGACGCACGACCTGAGAGGTCTTGCGCAGCTCGCTGGCCGTACGGCCAGCGATGATCGTGGGGTCTGCCCACCAGCGCAGAGCGAAGTCCCCCACGCCGGAGGCGTACTTGAACGTGCTGCTGCTCTGGCGCAGCTCGTTGATGTAGGCGTTGCCCACGGCGGGCATGCCCGCCTTCTTCAGGAACGCCTGCTGCTCTTGCGGGGACTTCTGATCGAAGTCGGGCGGCAGGTAGGCCGAGTCCGGCTTGTAGTAGTCCAGCGGGGACTCCACGGCCTTCTGCGTGGAGGCGGGGTCGTTGTCCTTCGGCCCAAGGAAGAGCGCCTGGGCCGGGGAGATGTGCTCCGCCGCGTGCCACGCCATGGACCAGTTGCTGGCCCTGAACGCACCGCCGTTCAGTTCGCCGGCCATCAGAGCCGTGGACAGCGGCTGGCTGATGCCGTTGTCGTACACCCAGTTCAGGCCCTTGGAGACTGACTCCAGGCTCGGGTTGATCTCGTTGGAGACAACCGCGTCGCCAAGGGGCGACTTGCCCAGGCCGAGGAAGTTGCTCTGATTGGGGGCGCCCGTGTGCGCCGAGCCGGCCTCGGTGTGGAAGGGGTTGATGTACCGGTCGACCGTGTTCAGGGCGCCAGCGGTCGCGCTGACGCCCTTGCCCAGATCCTTGAAGAAACCGCCCAGGCCCACGTCAGCCTGCCAAGGTCTGGGTGTCCGCCGGATACACATCCAGAGGCGTGGAGGTGTTCTGCACCCCGTACGCCAGGGAGTAGGCGAAGTCGGACTGGGGGCCGTTGATCCCCATGTCGTGCGCCAGCGGCGGGTAGCCGTTGAAGAACTGGTACATCGCGCCCACTCGGTCTACCCAATCCATCACGCGTTCCCCTTGATCTGCCGCACCATGTTGCGGAACGCCGAGCTGGCGCCGGGGATGTTCGCCACGTGCTCGAACACGGGCAGGTAGGCCACCAGGGCCTGCATGTCCTGGTCCTTCTGCGCCGGCAGGCCCAGGGCCTCCGGGCCCGCGCCGGGGCCCGAGGCCGCCCCGTCGGTGACGGGCACGCCGGGCTGCTGCGTGGGCGCAGCCAGGCCCGGCCCGGTGGGCAGCGACATCCCGGCCAGAAGGCCGGGGGTCGGGGTGTCCCCGCCGCCGGAGGCGGCCAGCGGCGCACCCTGCTGGTCCTGGCGTAGCTGCGTGGCGTCGCCGTACGCGCCGCCCGTGGGGACGCGGACCGGCTGCTTCTGGTCCGCGGGACCGGAATCCGTCCTGCGACTGAGAGCCCCCGGCCCGGAGACCGGGGCGGGGGAGCTGGGGGTCCGTGCGCCCCCATGGCCGTTGGCCATCGCTCCTCCTAAGAGACCTCCTGACTAGGAGGTCAGCGGGCCTCGTGAGAGTCGTTGTTCGGGGTGTTCGCGGCGGTGGGCGCCAGCGAGGTGGTGTTCCAGGTCTGCTGGACGTTGTCCACGCCCGCGCTGCGCGGGTTGGTCATCGCCTCGGAGGTCATCGGCATCTGGGTGTGGATCTCCGCCATGCCGCCCTGGAGGTGCGCCATGGGCTGGCTGGCGCCCTCGTGGTAGGGGTCGCCCGTGAATCCGGTGTCGGCCATGATCTACTTCCTGTTCTTCGGGTCGCTGTGCTCTTCGCAATACTTGGGCGCAGGGCCCTTGCCCTTCGGGCGCTTGGGGTTCTTGCATTCGCCGAAGGCGCACTGACCGGCCTTCTCGATCAACTCCGCCATGTGCTCTTCGGGGTCTGGCGCGTCAGCGCGCCTGCGTAGCTCGAAGGGCTGCGCAATCTCCGCGCAGCCGATGTAGTGGCCGTCGTCCCGGCCGCAGGTCTGACAGTCGCTCATGCGGGGTCCACGGTGATGACCTTGCGCTGGGCACCAGCGCAGTCGGCGGCGTGGTCCGTGAGGACCAGCACGCCGTCGATGATCGGGGCCGCGTGGCCGCAGTCGCGGCACTTCAGGTTTTCGCTCATGCCGGAACGCTCCTCTTAACTCCGGCCCGCAGGTCGGCTTGTCCGTTTCCACTCAAACTGGCCAGCAGGGTCTGGAGGTCAGGCCGGCCGCCGGGACCCATCCCGGCCTGGCCGGGCGCAACGCCCATCGGGGCGCCCGTGGTCGGGTTCATCCCCGGAAGCGCCCCTGCGGGGCCCTCGCCCGCAGGGGCGCCAGGGCCTCCGGCCGCGGGGGACGGCGGCGGCGGAGGAGCCTGGTAGGTCTTCAGGACGGCCTCGTGCAGGGGCACGCCCTTCTCCCGCAGGGAGATGATCTGTGCGCCGTTGCGCAGGATCTGGCTCGGGTCCATGCCCTGCTGGGCCATGATCCCGATGCTGGACAGCTCCGCGAACAGGCCCTGCTTCAGGGCGTCCGTGATCTGCTCGTTATCGATCTGGATCTGGAGCTGGCTCACATCCACGTCCATCGGCAGCTGCCGCTGGACGAAGTCCCGGGGGACCAGCTGGTCCCCGCGCAGCTGGAGCAGGAACACGAGCGCCTGATTGGGGTTCATGCCACTGGCGAACCCGTACGTCACGGAGACCCGGAAGTCCCCGGCGATGTCCTTCTTCGGGGTGTAGGTCTGCTGGAACGGCGTCCCGTTGATGACGCCGGAGACCGTCTTCACGGCATCCGGCCAGAACTTCTCGTCCATCTCGAAGGCCAGCATCAGCGCCTGCTCCAGGGCGTGACCGATGATGGTCTGCCCGGTGGCGATCTGGATGTCATAGCCGCCGTTCAGGGCATTGACGCCCTGCCCGGTGATGATCGAGGCGTTCACGTCGCCCGTGGCACTGGCCGGGGTGCGCGTACCGCGCATCACCTCTTCGGCCAGCATCTGCTCCTGCTGGAACGCAGCGGTGGGGATGTCCGTCCCCACCCGCCGGATCTTCTCCGGCGAGTTCGTGCGGATCACGGCGTTGTCGCCGAAGGAGATCTTCTGCACGTCGGTCGGGAGCGCCAGCGGCGCCCGGACCGTCTGGTTCGTGGCCTCGAGCGCCAACATGGCCATGCGCGCTCGAGCAAGATGCGGGTAGATCACGTCATCGAACTGGCCGCGGTCCTGCTCGTCGTAGCTGGGCTTGACCGCCACGGCCACCGGGCACTTTCCGAACAGGTTCGGCGTCTCGGCCAGGACCGCATTCTTGCGCTCCGGCATGTAGAGGAGCTGCACGTCCTTGTCGAGGTACTTCACGACCTCGATCAGGGCGTCGTCGGAGGTGATGCGCTGGCCGGCCCAGTTGCGCTCGTAGATCTGGTCAGCGGCGTCGGGGAACTTCGCCGCCAGCTCGTGCGCCTTCTCCCGGTACACCCGGGCGTAGCAGATGACCCGGCCCCACATGTCGAACTGCGGGTAGCTGCCCTTCGGGTTGTCGAACCGGATCTTCGGCTTGCCGTCCTTGAAGTCCGGCTCCACGATCACGGGCAGGGACCCGTAGGTCACGTACCAGTCGCAGCCCTGCGGCATGCGGGACTTCAGCTGGCTGTCGATCACGTACGAGTACGCGACCTTCGTCTTCTTGGCCACGAACTTCTTGGCCCGGTCCGAAGTCGTGATGCCCGAGGCGCAGTTGATCGAGGGGAGCGGGGCCAGGTTCTCCGCGAGCTGCCGGGCGGAGGTGTCGATCACGTTGGCCACGATCGGCTTGGGCCAGGCGTCCGGCAGGCTGCCGGGCTGGATCCGGTCCACCTTGTTGGCCCGCACGTCGTAGACGGTCTGGTGCCGCACATCCCGCTCGGTGTGATCGGCACGCAGCACGCTCACGCGCCGGGCGATCACGTCCATGTCGGCCATGCGGCACCTCCCTTGTTGATTCCGTTATACCCGGTAGCTAGCAGAAATGTGCTAGCAGATCACGACTCCAGGCGCTTGGCCAGCAGGTCGGCCACCTTGGCCGCCAGGGCGTCCAGATCGACGCCCCCGGTCGAGATCTTGTCGACCTTCGCCGCCAGGGCGGCGATGTCGCCCCGGGCCGCCTTCACGGCGTTGTTCGCCTGGAAGGCGTTCGCGCCGGCACTCCAGAGCACGGCCCGCAGGCTGACCTGGGAATCATCGGTGGTGGTGGGGTCGTCCAGCTTGACGTTCAGGATGGTGTCCGCGTCGGCGGTGGTCAGGGGCACGTCGTCCTCCGTGGTGGAAGCGCCCGCGGGCGCCGCAAGGCGGGCCGCGACAGCGGCCCGGAAGGTGTTCATCGAGAAGCTGGGGTCCGACTTCCAGTCGGACCACTCCTTGTGTCCGATCACGGAGTGAGCGGACCAGCCGTGGAAGCGGCAGATGGCTGCCGCCCAGCGCACGGCGGCGTCGTATTGCGCCGCCGGGTACGGGTCCTTGCCGTCCCCGAGATTGGAGATCTCCAGGCCGTAGAAGTGCGCATTGCCGTCCACGGCCCCGGAGGAGCCGTCGTGATAGTGCGTGGGCGGCACGGTGGCCGCCTCGGCCACCACGGCCGCCAGGACTGAGGGATCCCCGCCTCCGGCGTGGTTGGCCCGGCCGTTGGCCGTCATGGTCACTACGCCGGTCTTGTCCAGGTAGCCGTGCGCCAGCGGGCCGGGCAGATCACTGCGCCCGGCCCAGACCAGGGCGCCGTCACTCGGCGCCGTGCCACCGGTGTGATGGATCATCACGCCGTTCATCGGGCCCCAGCCGCCGTGGCCGGCGCGGTTGTGGTCACGCCATCCGGCGGGGCCCACGATGTGGAGCCCTTCGGCCTGGAGGGCGGCCAGGAACTGGTCCGCCGTCATGGGGGTGGCCATCAGGCCACCTCCTCATAGGTGGCGGCGAAGATGTCCGGCTTGCAGGGGTAGAACTCGCCCTGCACGCCCTTGATGATCCAGTCGCCAAGGGAGGCGGTCATGGTGCCCTCCAGGGTCTCGATCGAGACCCAGTGCAGACCTTTCCCGTCTGACCCAAAGGCCGGGGAAGCGCCCATGAGGTCTGCAACCTCGGTGGTGTTCCACCCCTTCCACTGCACAGCCTCGATCTCGACGGGCTTCTTGCGGTACTTCATCTCGTCCCCTTGTCAGTTGAGCCCGGAGAAGCCGCCGAGGCGGCCGTCCCAGGCGGTGATACCGCCCTGCTGAAGGGCCATCTCCAGGTCCACGACCATCTGGCCCTCGCGGTCCCGCTCGGACATGAACTCGCTGTCACTGGTGTGCCAGCCGTCCAGGCCGCTGCCCATCAGCTCCCGGCAGCGGATCTCCACGAACCACGCGGCCATGACCGTGTCGGTCAGGCCCTTGGTCTCCGGCGTCCAGGAGCACAGCTGCTCGATGAAGTTCCGCACCGGCTCGGACTGCGTCTGCGACGGCAGACGGATCAGGTTGCGCCCATCGCGCCAGCCCTCGAAGAGCGTGGCCATGGAGGCCACGCCGTAGTCCGGGTCCCACTTCTTCGCATCCGTGGTGTGCCCGGAGATCAGAACGCCCCGGGCGTTCATGTGGTCCCGGATCAGGCGATCCTGGACCAGGGACGCCTGGTAGGCGTTCTTCTCGATCCGCCACTCCGAGACGCCGTAGCGCTCGGTGATGCGGAACATCTCCTCGCGCAGCTCGTGCGGCAGCATGCCGCGCTTGTTCACGACCTCCAGCACCCACCGGACACCGGTCTGGCGGTCCAGGGCCCAGACGTGGATCGCCGTGTACCCGGCGGCAGCCGGGTCCACCCCGGCGATGACGGTCACGCCCTCCATGCCGTGCTGGCGGTGGCCGGACTGGCCGGCCATCAGCCGGCCCGGGTAGCGGGCCCGGTCCACGCAGCCCTGCACGTCCTCCTGCTTGAAGGTGGAGTCGTCGGCCACCTGGTCTTGCTGGTAGATCATGCTCCAGTTGCGCGCCCGCATCTTGGAGCGCTTGCGCGCCAGCGCCGGGCCGGGCCACGCGGGCCACATGCCGTCCCTGGGCCAGCCCTGAGACTCCGCGACCTTGCGGCCCTTGATGGACACCGGGGGGCGGTTAGTCTCCGGCCATAGGGTCTTCCAGTCCTTCGGATCGTCCGCGTACTCCAGCACCGCTGGCTGCTTCAGGTACGTCCAGGGAGACTCGCCGTCCACGTAGTAGGACGGCTTGCGGATCTCGGAGTACAGGTCCACGGTCTCCATGCGGGTACCCACCAGGAGCATCCGGCCGCCAGCGTCGGCCACGCGGCTGGAGACCTGGTTCTGGATCCAGTCGATCTGCTTCTCGTAGTCCTGGTGGTTCGTGTGGTCCACCGTGTCGTCCATGATGGCCAGGTCGCAGCGGGAGCCGTAGATGTGGCCCTTGATGCCCACGGCCTGGACCGTGGGGTCCTTCTCGCCAGAGTCCTGCCCGGACACATAGATGGCGTCCGCCGCCCAGCGGGCGGCGCCCTCGGCGAAGCCTCCCGGCGGACCGAAGTCCGCCTGGAGCTTGGTGTACGCGGAGTTCTCCGCCAGGCGCGCCTTGATGGCCACCAGGAACTTCTTGGCCATGTCCTGCGTCTTGGAGATGATCAGGATTCGGACGTTCGGATCCTGGCAGATCCGCCACGTCACGTAGTTGATCGTGAGCGTGGTGCTCTTCGCGTGATCTGGTGGGGTGTTGACCAGGATCTGGTCCGGGTCCCGCGGCTCGTAGAGCTGGTTGGGGTGCAGGTCCCGGGGGGCCCTGCCCTCCAGTAGGTCGTACCACTGCAAGTGGTGCCAGAACAGCTTGGTGTTCAGGTACTCCTCGCAGAACTCCGGGAAGTCCGGCACCTCCTTGGAGGTGTTCTCCCCGCTGCGCTGCTGGAGGGCGGCGTCGGCCATGACCCGGAAGTTCGGGTCGGTCTTGCGGTAGTACGCGTACGTGCTCACGCCGCGCTCCGCGGCCTCGCACGCCCTCTTGACCGTCAGGCCGGACTTGATGCCGGCCAGGATCACGTCCTTGGCGTTGTGGGCGGACACCTTGGTCCGCCTGCGGTCCCGGGAGTTGGCGGAGCCACCCACGATCTTGACGACCACTGCACCCCCTGGACTGCTAGCACTTCGGTGCTAGCAGTGTACGTCCCACAAAAACGCGGACCTGTCTTTGTAGGAACCTACAAAAATTGCCCAACACGGCGTGTCGGATGTCTTGTTGAGGCGGGGCGTCTGGTGTAATGGCGGCGTCGCGTTGAGCACGCTCCGCGATCCCCCGCTGATCCCGGGGTCACCCCGTTGCAGGGCAGTGGAGTGCTGGTTTCCAGAACCCCTAGAAAAACCGCACGCGGAACGCGGCGGTGAGTCCTTGTAAGCGGTCAGCTCGGCGGGCAACACTCTCCCCGCAGAAGGCGGAGATGAGCGCCCGCAAAACCACGAGCAGCAGGCGTCCAGAGGCAGGAGCGCCGTGGTGGACACACACAAGACCTGACTGCACATGCCGCGCTGAGCAGGAGTAATGCCCTGCTCCACCCCCGGAGGGCACCATGTGCCCGCCCGACGGCGGGCCAGGGCGCGCCAGCGGCGCGCGAGGCGCTACGCGCCGGATCGGGCGGCCCGGAAAGGGCGCCCGATAAGCCGGCACCGGCCGTGGTGGCGGACCCCGGACGCCGACCTCCAGGGAGGCGGCCGA